TTATTGCGGCTCGTCGGTTGGGCCATTCGAGTGAGTGAGTTCGGCCTTCGCTGCCTCAACGGCGGCGGTGGCGATCCGCAACGCCGCAGCGCGCATGGTCGGCGGGGTGCCTTGAACGAGTAGCTCGAACTCCCGCCAGGCCGGATCGTCTGCCAATGGATGGATCTCGATCGGTGGTGAATGTTCCCCGAGACCGAGCAGCCGTTCGTACGCCTCGGCTGCATCGCTCCGGTTGGCTGCACGCAGCTCCGCTGGCGTAGCGCCTGCGGCGTGTGCCATGCGCGCGAGGGTCTCGGCTGGCGCGACGACTCTGGCATGCATGCCGGCCTGAACCGTCTGGTAGCCCTTCACGATGTGGCGCCAGCGTCCCTCAGAAATGCCGGCCAATTCGGCCGCCTTCCGGTTGGACAGGCGCGGGGTGTGTCTGCCCTGGGCGCGCTCGATGAGGGCACCCTCCGGGAGTTGCGGCGGCGGCGTCGTCATATCGACAGCATGGGACGCGTAGGTACGCGGCGTCCAGTCAAGTTCTGGCCTAGTCGCGCAGTGCTGCGAAGCGTTGACGCATCTCGCGCGTACCTCTGTGCGTAGGTACGCGTGTATCCCTTGCAAGACGCGTAGGTACGCACTAGTGTCATTCTCATGACCAGCGCACACAGGGTCCCGCGAAAGAGCGGTGCGCCCCTTCACCAGGCACCCCACGCGGTCCGGTTGGCGCGAGAGGCGACCGGCCTCAACCAGCGTGAGATGGCCGCACAGCTCGGTATCAGCCGTCAGCTCATGAACGACATCGAGAACGGTCACCGATCCGCGCAACCTGCGGTCCTCGAGCGCATCGCGGCCATCGCGTCCGTCGACGTCGACACCCTGAAGGCCAGCAAGGCCGGTCCGATGTGCGTCGTCTGCGCCGCCGTCATTGCGGAAGTGTCCGCCTGATGGCCGCGCCCCGCGACTACTCCCGGGCGGCGCTGACCGCACAGCTCGGCGTCGAGGTCATGGCCCACTTGGACCAGCTCGCCGCCGCGTCCCCGGACCCGCATCCCGACGAAGTGGCGATGCTCCGGCGGCTGTTCCAGCGGCCGATCCAGCGCCGCGCACGCGCCGAACGCGCCGCCACCGCGGCTTGATTTCTACCCCAGACGCGAGCGGGGCCGACCCGGATAGCGCCCGGACCAGCCCCAGTGCCCGCACCACCACACCCATCACAGATAGAGGTGGCACAGACGTGAAGCAGCTTAAGCCCCGGGCCCGTAGCGCCCGACACCACCAGTCCGACGAGGAGATCCAGGCGGCGATCCGCGACCGCCGCGACGCCGCCGAGCGGACCATCCGCATCGCCGTCGAGACCGCCGCCCCGGAGCTGGGCCCGGTCACCGTCGTCGCGCGCATGCCGATCGGCGTCACCGGCCAGGTCGCGGTCCTGCGGCACCCGCACGGCCGGCGGGGTGTCCTCGCCTCGTCGATCGTCACCTGCAGGAGGTTCGGGTTCCCCGGCAGCGACATCGCGGACGTGCCGGCGCCGTGCGACCTGCGGCTCGCGGGCCTGGTGCAGTACAGCGCGGAGTGGCGGGCGCGGCAGGCGATGGAGGCGCTGTACCGGGCGGGCGACGCGCCGCGGGCGGCGGCGCCGTGGCTGACCGGGGCCGACCAGGTGCTGACGCTGGTGAGCGAGGCGCTGGACCAGGCCGTCGAGATGGTCGAGCCGGAGGACCGGTTCGCGTTGGCCGAGCAGGTCGCGTCTCGCGTGCTGGCGTTGCTGGCCGGTGTGGCGGTGTCGGCATGACGGCGACGCGTGCGGCGATCGAGGCCGCAGCCCACGTCATCGCCGGCGCGCAACTGGCGAACGTCACCGGCGACTCGTGCCGGGCAGCGGCGGTGGCGCTTGCCGATCGCGGGCAGTTGCTGACGCCCGTGGTGCTCGCGGAGATCACGGCGGCTGCGCGGGCCGAGGCGCTGGCGGAGGTGGAGCACGCGATCACCGCGCGGATGGCGACGATCGACCGGAGCGCGCTGTCGAGTCTGCTGCCGGCGCTGGCGTGGACGCTGCGCGGTGCGCACGACGGGCTGGGCATGGCGCGTGAACTGGTCGAGGCACTGCAGGTTCGGCAGCCGGACCCGTGCGACCCGGTCGAGGACGAGCCGGCGGCCGAGCCGGACGACTGCGCGTGCGGGATCCCGTCGTGGACACGGATCAGAGACGACCGGTACGAGCTGGTCGTGGGTGACGTCATGTGGGGGCTCGACCACTGCGACGACGTCGAGATCGGCCCGGCCGACGACCGCCCGGGCTGGTACCTGTACGGGCCCGAGCCGTACGCGCTCGGTGTGTGGATGGGTGAGGTCATCGCGCCGGCGGCGGACACCGCGTCGCGGGTGATCCGTGAGCACTACGCGGCCGAGGCCGCCGCCGAACGGGTGCCGGGTCCGCGTCTGCCGCTCGACGACGTCGAGACGGGCGGTGCGCTGTGACGACACCGACCATGACCGTGCGCGTAATCGACCACTCTCGGTGGGGTACGTCCGCGCCGTACCCGGCGATCCGGACCGTGACCATCGCGGCGGTGTGCCCGCAGTGCGGCGGCCCGCGCGGCGAGGCCCAACACCACCGCTTCAACGCGGACGGCGAATGGCTGTCCTGCGACCGCTGGAAGAACCCGTGCGGACACGTGGACATGTACGACGCGGTCCTCGTTGAGGCTCGGCGGGCCGTCGAGTGACCGCGCCGCTGAAGGCCGCCGCCCCCACCACAGGGGCGGCGGCCCCCATCCTCTGGACCGCTGACAACCCGCCGCCCGCCGACGGGTGCCGCTGGTGCGGACGCGTCGCCGCCACCCACGGCCCCACCTGCCCGGCGGCGCCCCGATACCCGCGCGGATACGAGCGGCCGACCCGCGCCCAGCGCGTCGCCCGCATCGCCGCCCGCTGGGAGATCGCCCAGCGGCGCCTGGTCCGGTGCGACCGGCCCGGCTGCCGCGACGGCTGGATCGCCCCCCGCCCCGGCGACCCGTACCGCTCCCTCCGGCCGACGGCGTGCACCTGCGTCGACGGCTGGATCGATCCCGACCTCGACGACGAGGAGGTGTGCGACTGATGCCCGGATACGAAGCCGGCCTCGCCAAAGTGCGCGCCGTGGCGGTGACCACCAGCGACCGCGACCAGGCCCGCCGGGTCGTCGCGTCCATGGCCACCGACGCGACCGACGCCGCCGAACTGCTGCGGATGCTCGGCCTGGTCGAGTCCGCGCCGTCCGCGCGCCGGAGAAAGTCATGACCGCCACGCTGGTCACCCCGACCGGGCGCCTGGTCCTCGACGCCGACGCCGACCGCGAAACGTGGCTCGACGCCCGCCGGGCCGGGCTGGGGTCCAGCGACATCCCGGCCGTCCTCCGCGTCGGATACAAGAAGAAATCCCCGCTGAGGCTCTACTACGACAAGCGCGGACTCCTGCCCCACGACACCGAGTTCAGCGAGCCCGCCCACTTCGGCACGATCTTCGAACAGCCCCTCGCGCTGGACTGGGCCCGCCGCAAGCGCACCGTCGTCGAGCGCGTCGGCCTGATCGCGAACACGTCCGAACCGTGGATGCTCGCGACCCTGGACCGGCTGTGCCGCGAATGCCCCGACAACCGCGAGCAACGCTCGCTGTGCGCACTCGAAGTGAAGTGCCGCAACGCGTTCGTCGCGAAGCTGTGGCGCAAGGGGCCGCCGGACGACGTCCTCGCGCAAACCCTGTGGCAGATCCTTGTCACCGGCCTGGACCACGTCCACGTGATGTGCCTGATCGGCGGCAACGACCCGCGCTTGTACACCGTCCGTCGGGCGGATCACGCGCAGCTCGTCGAGTACATCCAGCGTGAGGCCGCGGCGCTGTGGCACGACCACATCCAGGCTGGCCACCCGCCGGCCGCGTCGGAGGACGACGACCCGGACGGCCTGGTCGAGCTGTACCAGCGGCTCCACCCGGACCGGTCCGGCGTGGTGCGGCTGGACCGCGACCTCGACGCCCAGGACGTGGTGGGCGACTACCTCGACGCGGTCGCCGCCAAGGCCGCCGCCGAGAGGAACCGCAAGCGCGCGCTGGCGCGGATGCTGGCCACCCTCGGCGGCGCGCAGGCGGCGGTTGTAAACGACAACCTCTATTACTCCGTCGAGTCCAGCTCCAAGGAGCACGTCGACATGGACGTGCTGCGCGAGTTCCCCGACGCCTGGGCGGCGTGCGTGACGGACCGACCGCAGGACCGGATCAACATCCCGCAATCGGTGCGCAGGGAGCACGTGGCATGAGCATGAGCCTGACCGAACGCGCGGCGGCGGCTGCTGCCGGTGCCGGCGACACCCCGGCCGAAACCCCCCAGGAGGCCCCGCAGTTCGACAGCCCGGCTGCCGACGTCGACATGAGCACGTACGAAGTCGGGGACCAGGACCCGGAGATGGTCCCCGTTCACCTCGCGTGGCTGCGCGTGCGCCGCGACGTGGGAGCCATCGGCAAGGGCGAGCTGTACAGCGGCGGCGGCACGCGCTTCAACTTCCGAGGCTTCGACACCGTCGTGAACGTGTACGGGCCTGTCACCCTCAAGCACGGCGTGAGCATCTTCCCGGTGCACGTCGCCGCCGAATACCGCGACACCACCAGCAGCCGCAACACCCGCATGCACGAGTGCACCGTCACGGTCACCTGGTGCGTGATGGGCCCGATGGGCGACTGCCTGCCTCCGCTCCAGACCTGCGGCGAGGCGTTGGATGCCGCTGACAAAGCCACAGCCAAGGCCCAGTCCGTCGCGATGCGCGAGCTGCTGACCAAAGGCGGGCTGGTGCCGACGCACGATGCGGACCCGGACAGCTCCTACATCGAGCGCGGCGAGGCGGCGGCCCGGTCGGCCGAGTCCTACCGGGACGAGCAGCTCGATCCGAAGACCTCGCCCGAGCGGCTGGATCAGATCCGGATGGAGTTGCGCAGCCTCGGCATGCTCAACGCGCGGGTCATGAACGAAACCGGCGACCAGGAGACTTTGGACTCGATCGGCGGCCGGATGTACACGGACCGCACCGGCGGTGCCCAGTGAAGTCGTTGCGCACGCTCCTGCTCGGCCGGGTCGCCCCGGCCGGGCAGGGTCCCGCCGTCCCCGCGCCGGTCGACGACGACACCCACGTCATCACCCGCATCCCGCGCCCGAGGCACCGCCGGCCCGGGCCGCCCGCCGACGACCTGCTCGTCCCGTGGACGCCCGCCGAGGATCCCTCGGTCGAGCAGCCGGCGCCGACCGGGCGACACCGCAGGGAGGCCACGTGATCGTCCTGCCCTGGCTGATCCCCGCCGGCTACGTGCTGTTCCTCGTGTCCATGGTCGTGATCATGCGGTCCGCCAAGCGCCGCGGCCGGGCCGAACGCGCGGCGGACGCCCAGCCGTTCGCCTCGGCCGCGCCGCGACCGCCGGCCCGCCCGGCGTACCCGCCCACCATCCACCTCGACCAGGCCCACGACCGGCCCGGCGCCACCGCCCGGAGCGTCCGATGACCCGCCCCCTGCCCGAGCCGTCCGCCTGCGGCCACTGCGGCATCAACCGGCGCGACCACGCCCAGCGGTGGACCACCGCCGCCGGCTGGCACACGTGGGCCCAGCCCACCGCCGCGCAGATGGCCGACCGCTACCGCGCCCTGCGCGCCATCCCCATCGCCTGGAGGACCAAGTGACCGACCCGAGTACCCGGGCCAAGTGGCAGCGGCACGTCCGCCGCCAGGCCGTCGGCCTCACACCCGAGCAGATCACCCACCGGCTCCGGGGCGTCCGCGCCTGGAACCGGAACGGCGTCAACCCCAAGGACACGACCAGCTACAGCGCCGTCGGCGCCCGGTGCTCCGTTGCCGAGTGGGAGCGAATCGCCGCTCTGGTCGCCGAGACCGGCGCCGAGACGTACGACCCGGTGGTCGACCCGATCGTCCAGCAGGACAGCATCGCGAACCGCGACCGCCGGGCCGAGGCGATCGTCTCGTCCCTCACCTCCGCCGAACTCGCGGCCGGCGAGGACGTGTTGAGGCGGCTGCGGTCGATCCAGCCCGTGCCGCCGGAGTGGACCGCGCGGCACGTCGCGCTGACCATTCGCCTCGACCGAGCCCAGCGCGGCACGCCGCCCGCCGACCTCGCGTGCATCGGCACGTGCGACATCTGCGGCCGGGCCGGCCAGCAGATCCGCGAGACCCCCGGCGCGTGGATCTGCACCGACAGCACGGCGTGTGGCGCGGCTGGGGGGTACGACGCGTGACGATCGACGACATCGCCCGGGCCCATGCTCAGCTCGACCGCGCGCTCCGGACCACCGCCCACGTCATCGTCATGCCGACTGGATTGCGGCTGATGAACAGCAACGAGCGACCGCATCCGCGCGTGCGGGCGCTCCGCACCAAGGCCCTGCGGGAGGCGGCCCGCGAGATGGCGATGCTCGCCGACCTGCCGCACCTGAACCGCGCACACATCTACTGCCACCTGCGCGCCACCAACCGCGCCCGCCGCGACCCCGGCAACTGGTACCCGTCGGCAAAGGCGTGTGTGGACGGCCTGGTCGACGCGGGCGTCCTCGACGACGACGACCACACCCGGGTCATCGGCCCGGACATGCGCCTCGCACCCGAGGTGGTCAGGGGCGGCCAGCTCGTCATCACGCTGATCGAGCTGCCGTCGTGACCGCCCCGCGCCGCACACGCCCCTGCGGCCGCTGCGGCGCGGCCGACACCCGCCCCTACGCCGACGGCTACCGCTGCCCCGACCACACCCCCGCCGCCGTCGCCGACCAGGCCGAGCCCGGCGACGGCCGGTACTGCCCGGCCCGCCGCTGCTACTGCGGCGCCTGCCCGTGGTGGACGCCGCCGCCCACCGACACCCATGTCCCTCTGTCCGTGATCGACCTCCGACACATCGCGTCCGGCAAGCGCCGGTCCAGCCCGCACGTCTACGCGGGCGCCCGAGCCACCCTCGAAGGAGTCCACGCCCCATGAGCAAGCCGCACGTCCTCCCCAAGGGCATGGTGCCCGCCATCAAGCTCGACACCGCGAGCGCCGCCGCCATCGCCGAAGGACTCACCGACGCACAGGCACGAGGACTGTTCACCTACCTGACCACCAGCACGCTCATCGTCGCCGAGGTTCGCGCCTACCGCCGTGACGAGGACGTCGAGAACGACAAGAAGCCCGCCAGCGTGACTTTGCGGATCGTCCAGGCCGAGGCCGCCTTCGACCGGGCCGAACAGGAGACCCTCCGCAAGGTCATGGCCGCGATGTACCGGCGTCGGTGGATGGCCGGAACCATCGACGAGCTGGGCGACGGCCCCGACGATCCGGCCGTCCTCCTCGAGGAAGCGTTCGCGGGCCACCCGACGGAAGAGGAGTACCGGGCGTACATCCGCAAGCCGGCGACCCCGGCGCGTAGCTGACGGTGCGCCAGGACAGCACCGGGGGCCGGGTCCACACCTGCCCCCGGTGCGGCGCCGACATCGTCACCAGCCCCACAGACGGCGACCTCGACGCCACCCCACACCAGTACGGCCCGTACCTCCCGGGCGGCGGAACCCTCACCCCACGGCAGGCCCTCGAAGCCCTCGCCGCAGGGACAGCCGCAGGCCACCGCGCGCACCAGTGCCCGCCCCGCACTGCCGAACAGCTCACCCTGATCTGACCCGTAGGAGTCCCGTGGACAACGTCAGGCACCTGCCGCCCCCGAGCGGCGACGACGGGGCCTACACGCGCGAGCCGCCGCACGACATCGGCGCCGAACTCGCGCTGCTCGGACTCTGCATGTACGAGCCCGCCGAACACGCCACCGCCGCCGGCCTGCTCGGCGGCGGCGACTTCTATCGCCCGGGCCACACCACCATCTGGCGCACCCTGTGCGCCCTCCATGCCCAGGGCAAGCCGACCGACGGCATCGCCCTCGCCGACGAACTGACCCGCTCCGGTGACCTCCAGCGGGTCGGCGGAGCGCCCTACCTCCACACGGTCCAGGCCGCCGCCGCCGTCCGGGGGCAAGTCGAGTACTACGCCGAGATCATCACCCGGCACTCGCGGGCCCGCGACCAGATCATGCTCGGCATGCGGCTGCTGCAGGACGGCTACGCACCGGACCACGACCCGGAGACCGCGCCGCGCCTGATCGAGGCGTTCACTGCCGATCGCACGGCGCGCACGACCACCGGCGCCATCCACGACCGGCTCATCGACGGCGCCTCGTTCATCCTCGACATCCCCGACCAGGCCCCCGTCGTCTGGGGCCACGGCGACGAAGTCCTGTGGGCCGAAGGGGAGGCGCTGATCCTGGCCGGCCCATCCGGCGTCGGCAAGACGACGCTGTGCCAGCAGGTCGTCCTCGCGGCGATCGGTATCCGCCCGCACGCGCTGGGCATGCCCGTCCGTGAGGCGAAGCGTGTGCTGTACCTGGCCAGCGACCGCCCACCGCAGGCCGCCCGGTCCCTCCGGCGCATGGTCGGACCCGAGCACCGCGAGCAACTGGCCGAGCGTCTGGTCATCTGGAAGGGCCCGCCGCCGGCGGACCTCGCGCGGTTCCCCGACACCCTGGTCCAGCTCTGCCGCCGGGCCGGGGCGGACATGGTCGTCCTCGACTCGCTCAAGGACATGGCCGGCAACCTCGCGGACCCGGAGATCGGATCGGGCATCAACTCGGCGATCCAGCGGACCCTGGTCGACGGGGTCGAGGTGTTCGCGCTCCACCACCACCGCAAGCAGGGCAACGAGTCCAAGGGCAAGGAACCCTCGTCGCTGGACGAGCTGTTCGGGTCCACCTGGATCACCGCCGGCGCCGGGTCGGTCCTCAGCCTGTGGGGAGCCGCGGGCGACCTCATCGTCAGCCTCAAGCACCTCAAGCAGCCCGCCGCCGAAGTCGGCCCGTACCGGCTGCGGCACGACCACGTGCACGGCGAGACCGAGATCTGGCACCAGGTCGACGCGGTCATCCTCATGCGGCAGACCGGCCATCAGGGCCTGACGGCGGCTCAGCTCGCCGTCGCGATGTTCCCGGCGTCCCAAGGCAAGCCGACCGACGCGGAGATGCAGAAGGCCCGCCGCAAGCTCGACAGCCTCGTTGACGCGGGTCTCGCGGAGCGGTTCGGCGGCGGCAAGGGGCGGGGGAACGAGGCCCGATTCCGGTCGCTGGTCGACGAGAACGGCGAGATCCACCTGTGAAAACCACGCGGAAACCACGGAAACCACGCGACGCGCGTTTGCGCTGGTCAGAAAACCACGCGGGAAACCACGGGCCCGACGGAGGCCTGTTCCGCGCGATCAGCCGCCAACACGCCCGGGATGCCTGCCTCGCCCTAGTTCGTGGAAAACCACGCGGAAAACCACGCTCACCGAGCCAACGTGGTTTTTGGAAACATCGCCGCAGGTCAGCGCCCAAATGACAAAACCACGCCGAAAACCACGCGGAAAACCACGCGAAACCACGCTCGACACAAAACCGCAGGTCAAAAAACCACGCACCTAAAACCACGCCCCCCTCTCTCTTTAGAGAGAGGGAGGGGGGCAGGGTTCCGGACCCCCAGGGAGCACCCCCATGGACGACCTCGCCGACGCCGTCGCCGCCGCCCTCGACACCACCCCCACCCACGCCGCCGACATCCTCACCCGACTCACCAACGCCGGATGGGAACTCACCCGCATCACACGGCCCCACGCCCGCACCCTCGCCGAAGCATTCGCCCAACGCACCCAGGACGCCGGCAACGGCCACCTCGACTGGACCGGCTTCCGCGACCGCGACGGCCGCCCCCGCTACCAAGTCGCCGGCACCGCCTGGACCGGCATGCGCCTCGCCTGGGCCACCACCCGCACCCGCCCACCCGACGGCAACGTCCGCGCCGACTGCGACCACCCCGGCTGCGTCGCACCCGAACACCTCACCGACCGCCGCGACCGTGACCTCACCCGCGCCGTCCTCGGCACCCCCAGGCGCCGCGCACGCCCGGCCTGACCCACCGGCACCACCCACGCCACACCAGCCCCACACGCGGCCACACAGCCCCGCCGACACCCGGACACCACACCCCAGGACAGAGGACCCATGACCGAGATCACCCGCACGTTCACCCACGACGAACTCGACGAACTCGACGTGCCCTTCGAGCACATGGTCGAGGAGCACGTCACCGACACCAGCCACCGCTGGCACACCACCCACGAAGGCGTCTTCCGCCACCCCGCCGACGGCCGCCACTACCGCATCCGCTGGCAGATGCCCGCCACCGAGCGCCAGGAATGCGACCTGTGGCTCACCGACCCCGTCGTCGCCGTCGAGGTCGAGCAGCGGCCCGTCACCGCCATGCAGTGGGTCCCCGTCGACGAGGCGATCGACGCCGCCAGCCCGGTCCGCGAGAGCCGCACCACCTGGGAGCACATTGCCGCCGCGATCCAGGCCCGGGGCGACGAACTCCGCGAGTCCGGCGGCGAACTGTCCAGCCGCGAGATCCGCGACGCCTACCACGACGCCGCCCGCATGGTCCGCGCCGCCGCCACGCCCACCACACACGGCCGCAGCCCGGCCGAGCCCGAGCAGCCGGCCGACACCATCCGCCGCGCAGCCACCCACCTCCGCGCCCTCGCCAACGCCGCCGCCCAAGGCGGCGGGGAATGGGAGTTCCACCAGGACGACGCCGACCTCGCCGACCTCTTCGACGAAGACGACCCCGCCCGTCTCGGCACCACCGGCACACTGGCCACGGTCGGCGGCGGCAACCTCCTGCACGGGCCGATCCACCGCACAGCCGGCCCATGCATCGACACCCGCCACGGCCGCTACATCGCCACCCTGGACCCCGCCGCCGGCCTCACCCTCGCCGATGTCCTCGACGCGCAGGCCGCTGGCGGCGACGCCCTGGTCCTCGCGTTCGCCCATCGCATCCTCGGCGAACAGCCGTGACCGCGCCGCGCCGCCGCCCGATCTGTGCGCCCACCACGCCCGAAGACCGCGCCGTCGTCGACCAGTTCCGGGCGTACCTCCGGGCGGCCCGCGCCGCCGAGGCCCGCGGCACCCACATCTGCCGGGCCGAACCCGACACCGCCACCGGGTGGCCGTGCACCCACGACACCGGACACGACGGAGCACACACCTGGGAGACCAACCGATGACCGACCCGGCCTACACCGTCGCCACCAACTCCCACAGCCGTTCCTATCCCTGGCGCTGGTCGTGCCACCACACCATCCCCGCCACCGCCATCAGGGGTGACACGAGTACCCGGCGCTGCCCCGGCGACGGCATTGCCCAGACCAGCGATGCGGCGCACGCCGAGGCACGCGCCCACCTCGCCGCCGCCCACGACCAGGTCCGCGCCGCCGCCGCTGTGGCCGAGCCGACCACCGACCAGGACCCCGGCCCGCAGCCGCTCGGCCTGACCATGCCCACACCCGACCCACGGCTGGTGCTCGACGCGGAGCAGATCGCGGCCCTCGTCGCCAGCGCCCGCCAGCCCGCCGACAACGCCACCGCCAACCCGCCAACCACTGGCGACAGCGATGGCAACCCGCACACCACCGGTACCTGACATGCCGAGGGCCCGCGCCGGTGGAGGATCAGCGCGGGCCCGCGGCCCTGGGGGTTGCGCCCTGCACGAGGCCCGCGCCCGCGCAGAGCGCCAGGCAGGTGAGCGCGAGCCTCGCCGACACCGCCTTGGGGGGGTCCAATGCCGGACCAGGGACGCTACGCCCGACCTGTCCAAAAAGCACCACACAAATCGTTTCGAGACACGACCGTGATCACCCCTCTACCTGCGGCGTTTCCGAGACACCCGCCGCCCTGATCAACGAGGCTGCACCCACCAACCAACGCAGCCAGGGGGGCACATGCGCATCGATCCACCGCTCTACGCCAAAGGGCACAACGGGCAACTCCACTTCGACGGCGAGTTCGTCACCATCACCCGCGAAGGCTTCGTCGCCCGCAGCACGTTCGGCAAGAGCGAGAAGCGGATCCACATCGGCCAGGTCAGCGCCGTCCAGCTCAAGGGCAGCGGATTCACCCTGGGCTACATCGAGTTCACCATCGCCGGCGGCCTGGAGCGCGGCTCACGGGCGGCACGGCAATCCACGGACAACAGCAAGAACGAGAACGCCGTGGTGTTCATGAAGGGCGGAGAGGCGTTCACCGCCATCCGCGACGCCGTCGACAAGGCCATCGCCGAGCAGCACCAGGCGCCCGCCCAGGCCGCGCCGGCGGCGGCGCCCGCCGACATGGCAACGCAGTTGCGGCAACTCGGCGAACTCCACGCCGCTGGCGTCCTGACCGATGCCGAGTTCACCGCCGCCAAGAGCCGGCTGCTCGGCTGACCCGACCCGAACCCTCCATCGAACCAAGGAGAACCAGCATGCCCGCTCGCACCACGACGGTCACGGTCTGCATCGCAGACCCGGGCAACAAGACCGAGATGCTCATGTACTTTGACCCCGCCGAGCCGGACGACGTACTGCGCCGCATCGCCGACGAACTCGCCCGGGACGGGCAGCTCGTGATCAACGGCGAACGCGCGGACGGCAGCAGCGACCGCGTGCGCGCGATCATCCCGCGCGCCGCCATCGTCAGCATCTACATCTGACGCCAGCGGCACCGCCAGCGCTGGCGACACGCCGACAACTACCGCCAGCGCTGGCCCCATCCGATAGGCTGCTCACGGCTCGCCGGCCAGCAGCACCGCCAGCAGCCGCCAACAACTGAAACGGGCCCGGCTCCAGGGACTCTCACACCCCCAGGACCGGGCCCTCACCACACGGAGAGATCACCTCCACATGGCTGACGCACACCTTACGTCGCCCCCACCGGCACACGCCGGCGGCGCGGGCGACCCGCTTCTTGCCCTCGCCCTACTGGCCGCCGCCGTCACCATCGTGCTGACCGCCGCCACCATGTGGCTGTCGTACGAGCACCTCCACGACGTGGCCGTCGCACACGGCCTCGGCCGCTCCACAGCCCGCGCCTGGGCGTGGCCGGCCACGATCGATCTGTTCATCGTGCTCGGCGAGATCCTCATCCTCCGCGCGAGCCTCGCCCGCCGCGGCGTCGCCCTGGCGGTTGCCCTCACGATCGCCGGCGCTGGCGGGTCGATCGCCCTCAACGTGGCGGGAGTCGGCGGCGGCGCCAGCCCGATGGACTACACCGTGGCGGCGGTCCCGCCAGTGGCGTCGCTGCTGGCCTTCGGCTGCCTGATGTGGCAGATCCATGGCTGGGTCGGCCGCCGCGCTGCCGCCGCCGGCGCCACCCTGGCCATGCCCGCCAGCGCGCCGCTGACCGCCGCCGAACTGCCGCCGCCACCGCCGCTGTCGGCGCCCGCCCGGCCGACCGTCGCACCACCGACACCCGCGCCCGCCGAGCCTCCCGCTCCGCCTGCAGCGCCGACCTACGCCGACCCGCGATGCGCCGTCATCCACGCCATGTACGCCGACGGCACCAGGCCCAGCGCACCCCGCATGGTCGCCGCGCTCCACGCCGCCGGTTGGCCCGGCCTGTCCGAGTCGACCGCGAAGAACCTCCGCGCGCTCGTCGAGCAGGACACCGCACTGCGCGGCTTGCCCGCCGCGATCTGACCCTCACCCCTCACCGGGCAAGGCCCGGCGCCGCGCGCTCGACGACGAACCCGTGCGGCCCGGGAACGCAGCGACCTACGAGAGGATCACCCCATGACGACGCCGCGCATCCTGCCTCTCGACGCCCTCCGCGAGGCCATCCTCGCCGAGGGCGGCACCTGGACACCGCGCCGGGCCGTCGACGTGTTCGCGGACACCGACCGGGTACCGAACACCCAGCGCACCCGACGCATGCTCGACAGCATCGCGGCGGAGGGCATCCTCGCCGCGCAGCCCGACCGCACGTACGAGCTGACCGACCAGGCCGCGCTCGCGTGCGAGTACCACTGGCTGGTGACCCTGCAATGGACCAGCGCCAGCGGCACGCGGGTCACGACCGTCGACGGGACGTACGTGGCCGCGCCGCGCGCGACCCGAGCCCAGGTCGTGACGGCCGTACTCACCCGCGCTGCGGACACTGCCGATGCGCCCGACGGAGCGGCCGTTCTGTTCCTGAGCGTGGAGCCCAACACCGCCGGGTGACCGACCGGCCGGCCGCTCGTTGAGTCCACCGTGTCCGTGTCCCCCCGTACGTGGCACTCCCGAGGCCCGCCCTCGTTCCCCAACATGGCGGGCCTCGGTCAGTCCTCGCCGAGTTGGCGGCGCAGGTCCGCCGCCTCCCGCTGGCACGCCGCAAGATCACGCATCATCCGCCGCGTGCCCTCCGCGACGCCCTCGTCCCACGCCTCACGCAACAGCGCGGACGCCTCGGCCTGCGACAGACCCGACGCCTCGACCAGTCGGTCAGTGAGCCGGATCAGCGGGTGGTCGGTCATCCCTCCAGCACACCCCAAGGTCGGCATCACCGCACGTCGGCGAGTTAATAGCACTCTTTAGACAGACGTCTTACACTGCCGTCATGCCCCAGAACGCGCGGCAACGCAACGCAGCCCAAGCCCGAGAGATCCGGGCCGTGGACCTGCGCGTGCTCGGCCGCTCGTACGAGGCCATCGCCGACGAGCTGGGCTACTACGACGCGTCCGGCGCGAAGAAGGCCGTCGACCGGGCCCTGGTCCGCCGGGCCGCCGAACAGCAGGACGACCGGGCCATGCTCCGCCAGCGCGAGCTGGACCTGATCGACCACTGCATCCGCGGGCTAGCGGCCGGCATCCACTCCGGGGTGCCGCGGGCAATCGAGGTCGCACTGAAGGCGAGCGAGCGCCGTGCCCGTCTCCTCGGCCTGGACGAGCCCGTGCGAGCCGACGTGAGGGTGACCGACGAGCTGACCGCCCAGGTGATGCAGCTCGCGGACGAACTCGCCGAGCAGGCCGACCAGGCCGCCGCCGAGCGGGACACGTGACCCGCGCCGCCCTGCTCGACCGCGTCGCCGCGCTCCCGCCCGCCGCGCTGGCGCTGCTGCGCGACGAACTCGCCGCCCGACTGTGGGCCCGACGCTGGGACTCCTGGACCCCCTACCCGTGGCAGGTCCCGCCCGCCGAGATCGAGACCCACGGCATGTGGCTCATGATGGGCGGACGAGGCACCGGCAAGACGGACGGCTGCGCCCGCTACATGGTCGAGCACGTCAACGGCCCACCGTGCGACCGGCGCATCCCCGGCGGCCACCGGATGGCGATCGTCGCGCCGACCCAGGGCGACGCCGTCGAGGCATGCGTGAACGGCCCGAGCGGACTGCGCGCCCACGACCCGCGGGTCGTCCTGCGGACCACCACCGGCGGCACACACGTCCGCTGGCCGAGCGGCGCCGAAGCCAAGGTGTTCGGCGCGCACGGCCCGGACGACGTCGAGCGGCTGCGGGCCGGCGGCAACCGCTGCCTGGTGTGGATGGAGGAGGCAGCGGCCATGCGGCGGTTGGCCGAGGCGCTCACCCACTCGGCCATGGGCCTGCGCATCGGCCCGAACCCGCACTACATCGCCAGCACGACACCCAAGCCCCGGAGCGAGATCCGCGACCTGATCGCCCGGCCGGATGTGATCCAGACCCGAGGCCGCACCCGCGACGCCCACCACCTGCCCCAGGTCATGCGGGACAAGCTGATCGCGCGGTACGCCGGCACCCGCATGGAGGCCCAGGAACTCGACGGCCTGGTCCTCGACACCGTCGAGGGCGCGCTGTGGTCGTGGGACCTGCTCGACCTCACCCGGGTGGCCGCCGCACCGCCGCTCGCGCGGGTATGCGTGGCGATCGACCCGGCGACCAGCAACACCCCCGAGTCGGACCTGACCGGCATCGTGGTGGCTGGCACCGCCCGCGTGCGCACCCCCGACACGACCGGGCACCTGCGCGCGCACGGCTACGTCCTCGACGACCTGTCCGGCCGGTACTCGCCGACCGACTGGGCCCGGCGGGCGGTCGACGCCTACCACCTGCACCGCGCCGACTGCATCGTCGCCGAGGTCAACCAGGGCGGCGACATGGTCGCCTCGACGATCCGGCAGGTCGACCGCACCGTCCCGGTCCGCGTGGTCCACGCCACCCGCGGCAAGCTCACCCGCGCCGAACCGGTGTCCGCGCTGTTCGAGCAGCAGGCCGTGCACCTGGTCTCGTCGCTGCCCGATCTGGAGGACCAGCTCACCACCTGGGTCCCGGGCGAGACCGACAGCCCCGACCGGCTCGACGCCCTGGTGTGGGCGATCACCCACCTGATGATCCGCGCCGTCGGCAACGTCGCCGCCGTCGCATAGGAGGTACGCCCGTGGGACTCGCCACCGTCCTGACCGCCGCCGCCCGCACCGCCGGCGCGGTGGTCGCCACGTTCGCCGACGCCGCCCGAGCCGGACGCGCCGACCAGGCCCCGCCCGAGCAGCGCGCCATGAGCGGCATGACGTACAGCCCGAGCGCGACGTACCTGTCCGGCGGCGCGTCCATGCTGGCGCTCGACGCCGAGACCCGCGGGTACGCCGCCAGCGCAGTCGCCTACCGCTGCATCGAAGCCATCGCCAGCAACGGCGCCAGCGTCGACCTCCAGGTCACCCGCCCCGACGGCGGCGTGATCGAAGGGCACTGGTGCAGCGAGCTGTTCAACAAGCGGCCGAACCCAACCATGAGCGCGGTCATGCTCAAGTACCTGCTGCTCGGACAGCTCGAACTCGGCGGCCAAACCTTCGCGTTCCTCGACCGCGGGGAGACCGGCCTCGGTGACCCGGGCGCGATGCACCTCCTGTTCGGCCAGGTACAGCCGGTGGTTGACCGGGCCTCCAGCGACCGGCCCACCCCGGCCGACGTGGTCGGGTTCATCGCGACGTCGCCGAGTGGCGAGCGCGTGCCGCTGCTGCCGGACGAGGTGTTGTGGATCAGGTACCCGCACCCGTTCCGCCCGCTGGAGGCGCTGGCCCCGTGGCGGGCCGCGATGCACGCGGTCGAGATGGACGCGCACGCCCGCGAGTGGCAGTCCTCGTCGTACCGCAACGGGGCGCGTCCGGGCGGCGTGATCTACCTCGGCGACATGGACGAGGACACCCACAACAAGACCGTCGCGGCGTTCCGCGCCGGCGTCGAGGGCCCGCGCAACGCCGGCAAGCACCTGCTCGTCAGCACGCCGCCCGGCGGCGGCGAGGGCAACCGGCCCGAGTACCTGCAGCTGGGGCTGTCGCCCGCCGAGATGGACTACCTGGAATCGCGCGGCGCCAACGCCCAGGAGGTGATGTTGGCGTTCGGTGTCCCAAAGGACTACCTGCTTGGCGGGGCAACCTACGAGAACCGGACCGCCAGCAAGAGCACTCTCTGGTCCGACACGATCCTGCCGAAGTTGACGGTCATCGCCAGCGAGATCGACCGCGTCCTGCTGCCGTCCGACAGCGAGGACGCCGGTTGGAACCTCGCCGCTGTCGACGCGCTGCAGGACTCGCAGGACAGCGTGGCCAACCGGGTGCGGGCGCACACCTACGCCGACATCATGATGATCGACGAGGCCCGGGCGGAGGTCGGCCTTGACCCGCTGCCGGGCGGTCAGGGCGCGATGACGCTGACGCCGTACCGCGCCCAGTTCGCGGCCGAGGCCGGGCCCGCCGCCGCCGGCGGTGACCGCGCATGGGACGCCGTGTGGCTGCATCGCCAACTGCCGACAGCGCCGGCGCCCGCTGTCGCCAGCGTGCCGCCAGTCGCCGCCATCGCCACCCGCCGCCAGCCGACAGCCGCCGACATCCTGGCGGCATACGACGACCTGGAGGCGATCGGCGAGGCAGCCGTCCGGCGGCTCGCGCGCGAGCAACGCGAGATCGTGCTCCGGGACTTCGACCGGTTGATGAGCAAGCCCCAGCGGTCGGCGGCGTGGCTCGACGAGATCCGCACCGCGGCGGTCACGCTCGCCCGGGAGGGCGCGCTGACCCTGGAGGTACCCGACGACGAGTCCACCGACCCGCGTTGCTCGACCGCGTTGGAGGTGATCCGGTGGTCGACCGAGGGCGCCGAGTGGGACGACTACGACGTCCGGATCAAGATCGCCGAGATCTTCGACGCGAAGCGGTGGAAGCGCCGGACCGGCGAGCTGTTCCGCCGCTGGTTCAAGCGGACCGTCGAGGAAGCCGTCCAGGGCATCGACCCGGCGGCCGACCTCGTCGAGGACGACCCGGTGATCGTCGAGATGGACCGCCGGCTCGGCATCCTCGCCGAGCGGGTCACGCACACGACCCGCCAGATCCTGGAGGCCCGGCTCCTGCAACACGGCGTGGCCGAGGGCGAGTCCATCCCCGAGCTGCGCGCCCGGATCCAGCAGGTGTTCACCGACCTGGAGGACTGGCGCGCGAACAGGGTGGCGAGGACCGAGACCGTCGGCGGGTACTCGGCCGCCGCGCTCCAGGCCGCCCGCGCCAACGGCGCCACCCACAAGGTGTGGCACGCCACCAACGACCAGCGCACCCGTCCCAGCCACCGGGCCGCCAGCGGCAGCCGCGCGGAGATCGACGCCCGGTTCAGGCTGACCCAGTGCCAGCACCCGGCCGACCCGCACGGACCGCCGAACCAGTCGATCCAGTGCAGGTGTTACCTCTCGTTCGAGTTCGAGCCCACGGAGGACTCATGACCACCCTGTTGCGCGGCGAGGTCCGCACCGTTTTGCAGGCCGCCGGGCCGCGGCAGGTGCGCGGCTTGGCCCTGCCGGTCGGCGTGCCCCTGCACGAAGCCCGCCGCGGCCCGCACGACGGCGCACGCGGCGCCACCCGCGTGACTTCCGACGGCAGCCCGCCGCCCGTGCTGACGTTTGAGGGCGGGCAGATCGTCTACCAGCTCGACCAGGTCGCCGAGCACGGGACCGGCCGCCGCCGGGTCAGGGTCGCCACGTACCGGTACGCGCCGCTCCTGTCGCCCATGCACCCGCGACTGATGCAGGTCGTCGCCGAGGAGCGAGCCAAGCACGCACTCGGCCAGCGCACGGCGTGAGCACGCGTGTCCACTGCCGCCGGTGCGGCCGGGGCTACCCGGTCCGCGTCGCGGTCCACATCCGAACGAGAGGGTCAGCATCGTGATCGAGTACCGCACCGTCGAGGTCATCGAGTCCCGCATCGACGACGGCGAGGACGGCACATTCGAAGGCTGGGGCTGCCGGTTCGGCGTGGTCGACAGCTACGGCACCACGTTCCACCCGAAGGCATTCCGCAAAGGCGGGCTCAAGGCTCGCGACTCGTTCGCCCTGCTGTTCATGCACGACCCGTACACGCCGCTCGGCACGTTCCGCGCGGAGGAGCGTGACGACGTCGGCCTCTGGATCGGCGGCCGGTACGACGACACCCCCGACGGAGCGACCGGCCGCACCCGCGCCCGGTCCGGCTCGGCCGCCGAACTGTCCGTAGGGTTCGTGCGGACCGACCTGCCACCCGTCGACAAGCTGGTCGAGATGAGCGAGGAAGCCTACCGAGACGTGATGGACAACATCCGCGGCGCCCGGCTGGTCGAGGTGTCCCAGATCACCGCCCGCATGGCGTCGGTGCCCGGCAGCAAGCTCACGACGGTGCGGTCCGCGCTGGATGATCTGTACGGCGCCGACGACACACCCGACCTGCTGGCGGTCGAGGCCGAGCGCGCACGCCGCACCGGCGCACAGGTGCCCAGTCGGCGGCGGGAGTTGCTCGCCGCGCGGGCTCGGCTGACCATGGCGGTGCCTCTCGGCTGACCTGCCTGCGGCGTTCCCGCTGGACAGGTCGACGATCACAGACTTACGGTGTATGGCACCGGATGCCCGCCGGTCGTCAACAAAGGGGCGCACCACCCGCCGGCCTCCCTCCGGCCGTGAACAACGGGGACTCGTCACCGCGCACGCGTCATCGCTGCGCTACCGACCCGTTCACGCCGGAGGCCACCCGTGCCCACCCTCACCCTGACCGAGCGCCGCGCGGCGCTGCTCGCCCAGCTCGACGACCCGGAGTTCGACGGCGACGTCGACCGCCTGATCGCCGAGGCCGACGAAATCGCCGGGCAGATCCAGCAGACCAACGAGCGCGCCGCGGCTCGGAGTCGGCTCCTCACCCAGGCTCCGCCCGAGCCGCAGCGGCCGACCGGCCCGCAGCCCGGCGCGGTCCAGGGCGCCCCGCAGGTCGACAGCGCGCGGGCTCTCTCCATCGGCCGCCGGTTCCTCCAGTCCGAAGCCCTCGCGCAGTACCGCGCCGCCGGCATGTCCGGCACCACGCGGTACGACATCCCCGACTTCGACCACCGCGCGGCACCCGCCGGCACGATCGTCACCGGGACCTACCCGTCGCAGACCCAGCGCGTCCCGGGCGTCCTGACCGCGCAGCCCGATCTGCCGCTGCTCGTCGCCGACCTGCTCGACCGGCAGACGTCGACCGGCCAGACCCTGGAGTACGTGAGGGACATCTCCGGCCCGGCGACCGCGCCGGCCGGCGGATGGAACGCGGCGGCGGTCGTGCCCGAGGGCAACGACAAGCCTCAGTCGGATTTCGCGTTCGAGCTGGTCTCCACGTCGATGAAGACCCTGGCGCACTGGGTCGCGATCACGCGGCAGGCCGCCGACGACGAGGGCCAGTTGCAGGGCTACATCGAAGGCCGGCTGAGCTACGGCCTGCGGTACAAAGAAGACAGGGAGATCCTCACCGGCAACGGCACCACGCAGATGCAGGGGATCACCACGACCTCCGGTATCGGCACCTACACCGCGGCCGCATCCGAGTCGAAGCTGATCAGCATCCGCCGCGCGCGCACCGTCGCCGAGCTGGCGATGTATCCGCCGGACGGTGTCGTGATGCACCCGTCCGACTGGGAGGACGTGGAGCTCGACGAGGACGGCACCGGGCAGTTCCGGGTGGTGGCGAACATTCAGGGTCTGGCGCCCGCGCGGCTGTGGGGCCTCGCCGTGGTGAGCACCGTGGCGATGACCGCCGGGACCTTCCTGGTCGGTGGGTTCCGTATGGGCGCCACCCTCTGGGAGCGGCAGGGGATCACCATCCTCATGACCGACTCCCACGCCAGCCTGTTCATCGCGAACACCCTCGTTGTGCTGGCCGAGATGCGCGCGAACGTCGCCGTGCACACCCCGCGGGCGTTCGTGCTCGGCACGTTCGCGGCCTGACCAGGGAGCGTCATGCAGCCCATCAACGTCACATTCGACCCTGCCGCCGCCGACCCGGGTACACCCGCCCTGGTCCTGCGCGGCAACGTCGCCGCCGCTGTCCCGGCCGCCGCGCTGATGACCGGCGCCAAGCCGACGATCAACAACAGCGCGACGTTCGCCGACCTCGCAGCGGCGACCACCGCGTACAACGCACTGCTCGCCGCGCTGCGGACCCGCGGCGTCATCGGGGGTGCCTGATGGCCCGGCAGCCCAGAACCCGCGCGGCCGACGCCGACATGCCGCACCAGGCGATCCGGCCGCAGGAGTACGCCCGCGGCGTCGGCTGGGAGGTCGGCGACCGCGCGCCGAGCAACGCGTACCGGGCGACCGACACCGACGGCGTGCCGGTCGGGCCGGTGCTGTACGAGGCGCCGGCCGGCCGAGGCACGCTCATCGTTGCCGAGGGCGCGCAGATCAGCCCGCACGCGGCGCGGCTGTTGGACGTCCCGCCGGACGACGACACCGAGCCGGCCGAGGACTGACGTGTACTGCACCGTCGACCAGGCCCGAGCCGCCGGCGCCACCGGTAGCGACGCCGAGGTGATCGCCGCCATCACCGCGGCCGCCGACCGGGTCGACCGCCATACGCGGGAGTGGTGGGAGACCCGGTCGGCGACGGTCGCCGCGTCGGTGCTGGCCGATGGCCTGACCCTGCTGCCGCGCCGGGTGCAGACGGTCACCGCAGTGGTCGCGCTGCTCGACCACACGCCGGACACGCCGATCCCGGCGACCGCGTACCGGGTCACCTCGTCGGCGGTCCTCGGGCATGTCGACGCGCTGCACCTCGGGTGCGGTGCGCACGGCGGCTGGGACGACCTGGTCGCGGGCGCCGAATCGTGGAACGGCGGGTGGGCCGGACTGCTCGGCAGGTGGTCGGCCGAGCGGGTCGAGGTGACCGGCACGTGGGGCTGGGTGTCGCCGCCGTCGGCGGTCGCCGAGGCTACGGCGCTGGTCGCGGCGTGGATCCAGCAGCAGGCACGGACTGGTCAGGTCGACCCGGAGGCGCCCGCCGGATCGCCGGGCCTGGACGTGGACGACGAGGGCAACAACGTGCGGATCACAGCGGCCAAACCCAGCACCGAGGACGGCGACGCCCCAGGTCTCCGGCCGCCCACCGGCAGCCCGGCGGCCGACGCTCTGCTGCGTCCGTACCTGCGGTCCGGCCCTCGACTGGAAGGGGTGTGACGTGCCCGGCATGAGCATGAATTTCCAGATTGACGGCCGCGCGTACGAGCGTGGCCTACGTCGGTGGATCGGCCGCATCTCCGACGGCGCCCGCGACGCAATGACCCGGACCGGCACGCGGATGGTCTCCGAGGCACAGGAGTTGTGCCCGGTTGACACAGGCCGGCTGCGGTCCTCTATCCGGCACTCGGTGTCCGGATCGCGCCGGTCGTGGACTGTGACGATCGGTACGAACGTGAACTACGCGGCTCACGTCGAATTCGGGACGAGGCCGCACGTCATCAGGCCCAAGAACAAGAAGGCGCTGTTCTGGCCGGGCGCGCTGCACCCGGTCGCGGTCGTGCACCACCCCGGGACCAAACCGCAGCCGTTTATGCGGCCGGCGATCGCCCGCGCGCCTGCGATCTGGGCGGAAGAGGCACCGAGGGCGGCGAGAGGCTGATGGCGGCGACCACGGCCGGGGCGATCAAGGCGCACGTCGAGGCACTCGGTCTCAGCCTGCCCATGTTCCGGGACGGCCCCCGCCCTGGACAACCCCTGCCGTACGGAGTCGTGACCGAGGGCATCTCGATCGCCCAACCCCTGTCCAGTCGCGGTGACTTCGGGGACCCGGATGCGGAGGTCGTCGTGACCGAGCAGGTACAGGTCGACCTGATCCAGCAGGCCCGGGACAGTGCCGGCCGCAACACGGAGCGGTACGACCTGCCCGGACTGCTCTACCGAGGGCTGCACGGCGCGCAGCTGACGCAGGCACCCGGCCACGTGTACGGCGTCCGAGTTCTCTCCATGGGCCGGGATCCGATCGTCGACAACGTGGTCCGCCACGTGTTGCAACTCCAGCTCGACCGCGACCTGCTGCCCGCCACCTGACCCGAACGACAAGGACGTGACATGCCCATCTCCCGAGTGACCAAGCTGTTCGCGGTCAGGGACGCAAAGGTGTTCCCCCTGCTCGACGACCCGGCCGGCGGCACGCCGTCCTACGGGGCCGGCGTTGACGTACCCGGGATCAAGTCGATGGAGATCTCCGGCGACGTCGAAACGAAGGAACTCCGCGGCGACAACCAACTCCTGGACGCGGACTCGGTGTTCACGAACGTGTCCGTCTCGTTCCCCCACGCGAAGCTCTCCCTGGACGTGCTCACCGTCATCGCCAGCGGCGCAGTCACGGACTCGGGTACGGGCTCGACCGAGGCGTCCGAGTGGACTCTGACCGGCGACTCGAAGCCGCCGGCTTTCAAGATCGAGGGCGTCACGCCCGCGTCGGGCGGCGACATCATCGGCGGCGACGTCCACTTCACCGCGTGGAAGTGCATCCTCTCCAAGTTCCCCGGGTTGGGGTTGGCCGAGGAGGACTACCGCACGATCGAGAACGAGGCACGCGCGGTACCGCTCATCTCGACCAATAAGCAGCTGAGCGCCCGCATCAACAAGACCGCCACGGCGATCGTCACCACCCCAACCCCCTGACGCCCAGACCCCCAGGTCTGGAGCGTCCTGCTCCGGACCGCCCGGCAGGAGCCGAAACCCGGCCCCGACCACCTGGAGCACCGATGAGCACCCCCACCGACGGCGCCCGCATCACGGCGCTCGGCCGCACCATTCCCCTCACCGACGGGTCGACCGCCCACGTGCGGTACTCGCTCCGGTCGATGGCCCACCTGGAGGCGCGGTACGGGTCCCTCGCCCAGATGCAGGAGGTGTTCGACCAGATCCAACAGGCGTCGGCGAGCATGGACCGGCCGATGATCGCGCCCATCATCGACATCCTCGGCGCGGGTCTGCTGGACGACGGGTTCGTACCGCACGCCCGCGAGCGCGTGACGGTCGTGCGCCGCACGTCGCCGGACGGCGCGATCGAGCAGCGCGACGAACGCGAGGTCGTCGAGGTGACGTACGTGCGACAGCGCGACCGCCGCGAGCTGGCGAGCCTGTTGGACATGCACACCTTCGAGGCGGTGGCGATGCTCATGTCGGAGGCTCTGTCGGAGGCGATGCCGGCGCCCGCGGTCGCGGCGGGAGGTGCCCAGCCGAGCCCTTTGGCATCGACGCTGAACCTTCCCTCATCCCCTGGAGCGAACTTCACTACCTCGGGCTCGTCGCCTTTGGCCGATCTGATCGCGAGTTCTGGCTGCTGACGCTGGCTCAGCTGATGTCGCTGGCCGAACAGCACCGGATCGCGACCAGCACGGACCGCGGCGACCAGCCCGCCGCAGCGCCGGCCCGGCAGTACAGCAGCCCGGCGGACCTGGTGACGCTGGCGGCCGATCTCGGATGAGAGGGGGTGACCGATCGTGAACATCAACCTGCCGAACCTAGTGAGCAGCCTCCAGCTCAACACGGCCCAGTTCCAGGCCGATTTGGCCGCCGCCCGCACGGCACTGCGCAACGCCGGCGAAACCGGGAAACGCGAACTGGGCGGGCTCGCACTCGGGTTGACCAAGATCGCGGCCGGTCTCCCCGCAATCGCAGCGGCCACCACCGCGCTCGGCGGTCTCGCCGCCGGGGCGGTCGCGGCCGGGTTGGCGGCGGGCGCGTTCGGCGCGGCGATCAAGCCACAGTTCACCGAGGTCACCAAGGCGATCGACGCCGCCTCGGCTGCAGAGACCGCGCACGAGGTCGCGACCAAGAAGACGGCCGAAGCCAAAGCCCTCGCGAAGAAGGGCGGCGACGACTACAAGAAGGCGCTGTCCGAAGCGAAGTCCGCCACCGAGGCCGCGTCGGAGGCCGACGCCGCGTATCAGGCCCAGCTCGCCGGCATGCCGCCCGCGAGCCGCCAGACCGCTATTGCGCTGCGCGGACTCAAGGACGACTACACGTCGTGGTCGAAGTCGTTGGCCGGCGACACGATGCCCATCGCGACCAAGGGCATCCAGTTCATGCGCGACCTGCTGCCGTCGCTGACGCCGCTGGTTCGGGCCGCCGCCGGCGCGTTCTCCGGCATGTTCGACAAGCTCTCGGCCGGCATCAAGGGCGCCGGGTTCAAGAGCTGGATGGCGGACATGACCGCCGCCGCCGGCCCGGCGCTGACCAACTTCATCACCGTGATCGGCAACTTGGGCCGCGGGTTCATGGGCCTGCTGCAGGCGTTCTTGCCCGTGAGCGGCGGGGTGACCGGCGGCCTGGTCCGCATGACCGACGCGTTCGGCGACTGGGGCCAGAGTCTCAAGGGCAGCGAGGGGTTCGCCCGGTTCCTGGCGACTGCGCGCGACGGCGCCGGGATGTTGGGGAACCTGGGCCGCGCTCTGGTGGCGCTGTTGGTTGCGCTCGCCCCGCTGTTCAACACCACGGCCTTGCTCGCCGATGCGTTCGCGCGGCTGATCGTGGCGATCCCGACGCCGGTCCTGACCGCTATTGCGGCGGTGCTCACGACCATCGGCGTCGGGATGAAACTGTGGGGCATCTACACCGCAATCGCCGCTACCGCGACCGCCACGTGGACCGCGATCCAGGCTGTGTTCAACGTGGTGATGGGCGCCAACCCCATTGTGCTGGTCACGCTGGCGATCATCGCCCTGGTCGCTGCGGTCGTCATCGCGTACCGCGAGTCCGAGACGTTCCGCGAGATCGTCCAGGCCGTGTGGGCGTGGGTGCAGTCCGCGATCTCGACTTCGGTCGACGCGATCAAAGCCTCGATCAACTGGTTCGCCGGGCTGCCGGGCCTGGTCGGCGGCTGGTTCGGCGAGATGAAGGACGCCGCGATCGGCAAGGCGATCGAGCTGACCCTGTGGCTGTCCGGCCTGCCCGGTCGGGCGGGTGACGCCCTGTCCGACCTGGGCTCGTCGCTGGCCGGCCGGGCGCGCGACGGGTTCCAGTCGATGAAGGACGCCGCATCCGACAAGGTCGGCGACCTGATCTCGTGGACCGGCGGCATCCCGGGGCGGATCGTCGGCGCGCTCGGCGACACCGGCCGGATGCTGTACAACGCGGGGGCGTCGATCGTGCAGGGCCTGATTGACGGCCTCAAGTCGAAGGCGCAGTCGATGGTCGACAGCGTCGGCGGGATCCTGTCCAAGGCCCGCAATCTGTTCCCGAGTTCGCCCGCGAAGGAAGGTCCGTTCTCCGGCCGGGGCTGGACGACGTACTCGGGTGAGGCGATCATGACCGGCCTCGCAGCGGGGATGCGCGCGGGAGCGCCAGCGGTGCGGGCCGCCGCGTCGGCGGCGCTGGCCGGTGCGCAGGGCGCGATGTCCGGGCTGAACGTCGCGGCGGCGGTGCCGTCGGCGGCCTCGCTCACGTCGGCGTACGCGGGCAGCGCGGCCCCGGCCCGGACGATCGCGCCAACCATCAACCTCTACGGGTCGGACGCCACCGTCGGCGGGATCTCGCGCGAGCTGGCGTGGGCCGGAAAGGTCGGCTGACCCGATGTTCGATCAGCAGCGCATCGGCCGCATCACCTGGGGCGGGCTCCAGTTCGGACCCGGGTCGAGGTATCACGTGACCGAGGTAGCCGGTGTCGACGACCTGCCGGCGCTCCGCCTGCAGGACGTCGCGCGGGTCGGCGACCACGGCGACTACCTCGGCACCGACTATGCCGAGCCGCGGCACCCGACGCTGTCCCTCGGCCTGCGGGGCGACGACCCGGACGGGCTCCGCGGCCTGGTCCAGGCGCTCAAGCGGGCGACGGGTGTTGGCGCTACCGGGCCGCTGGTGTTCGTCGACTGGGGTGTCCAGGTGACCGCCCGGCTGCGGCGCCGCTCGATCCCGTATGAGGCCGGGGCGCTGTGGCGGATCGGTACGGCCGCGCTGGAGTGGGTGTGTCCGGACCCGCGTGTGTACGACGTGGTCGAGCAGTCCGCGAGCACGGGGCTGCCGGTGAACGAGCCGGGCATCGACTGGGGGTCGTCACCGGAGGGCCTGGATTGGGGCACCGCGCCGGAGGGCCTGGACTGGGGGGCGGCCGGGTCGACCGGCGGCATCTCGGTGGCCAACAGCGGCGACGCCGCGACGCATCCGACGATCGAGTTCGCCGGCCCGGTCGCCCGGCCGAGCCTGACGAACCTCGCGACCGGTGACGTCCTGGAGTACGACCTCCTGCTCGCGGCCGGTGACGTCCTGGTCGTCGACACGGCGGCCGGGACGGTGCGCCTCGGTGGGCAGGACCGGCTGTACACGATCACCGCGCGGAGCGTGCCGGAGTCCGCGTTCACGCTGCCGCCCGGCACATCAGACCTTGCCTTCAGGGGCGACGACTCCGGCCCGACCGGCGGCACCGTGACGGTGCGCTGGCGATCGGCCATGTGGTGAGAGGACAGAGATCGTGACAGTCGTAGCCGCATGGCTGACCAACAGGGGCGACGCTGCCGGCGGGCAGACCCGCGCCGCCACCCGTCTCACGCCGATTGGCACCTGGTGGCCGACGGCCGAACTCACCTCGCGGTCCGGCCTGATCCCGGGCGGGTCCCCGTGCCTGGTGACCGGCACGGGCATGACGGCGTCGGTCGCGGTCGGCCGGGCGATCCTCCAGGGGTCGGCGGCGGCCGGCGCGTACGCGGTAGCGGTGACGGCGGCCGAGCCGGTGACGATCCCCAACGGCGACGCGGCCAACCCGCGTCGGGACCTGATCGGTATCCGCGTCTACAACAACCCGATCGACGCGTCGGGGCAGACGATCGCGAAGGTCGAGCGTCTGGCGGGTACCCCGGCGCCGTCGCCGGTCGACCCGACGCCGCCGGTCGGCGCGGTGTGGCTGCCGCTGGCGCGGGTGTTGGTGCCGGCTGGGGCGAGCGCGGGCAGCCCGATCAACTGGGGTACAGCGGTCACCGATCTGAGGGTGTACACGATTGCTGCCGGTGGTGTCCTGCCGGTCGACGCGGGCAATGCCGCCGGGTCCTACGTGGGCCAGGTGCGGATTGTGTCCGGCCGCCTGGTCCAGTGGGACGGCACCGCCTGGTCGGAGTTCTCGTTGCCGTCGACGATCTCGCCGAGCACCTGGGGGGCGTGGACGCAGAGCACGCCGACGTGGCAGGCCGACGGCGCGGCGTGCACCATCGGCAACGGCACGCTGTACCAGCGGTGGTGCCGGATCGGGCGCCTGATCCAGGTCCGAGTCAGGCTGAAGTTCGGCTCGACCACCAGCTCGGGCTCGACGAACTCGCAGTGGACGTGGTCCATTCCGGTGCCCGCCGCGACGACGCCGGACAGCGCCGAGTACGCGGCCGGCTCAGCCGGCGCGATCCGGAGCGGGGCCGCGTATTACGGCGGCACCGTGTTGCTGAACCCCGCGACGAGCAAGGTGTCCGTGATCGAGGGGGGCAGCGGCTTCAACTGGGGGACCACGCTCAACACGCCGTTCCCGAGCACCACGCCCGGCACGACGGACAGCCTGTGGCTGTCGTACGCCTACGAGGCCGCGTCGTGACGCCGTACCGCGTGCTGTTCTGCGACCTCCGCAGCGACCAGCTGCTCGACGTGCTGCCGCTGACCAACCTCGCGTGGGACGACTGGATCGGCAAAACGGGGACTCTGCGCGGGACCATCCCGGTGGTCGATGCGGACATGGCGGCGCGTGCGTCTCGGATGCTGCCGGCCCGGACCGCGGTGTGGCTGGAGCGGGACCGGGTGATCGAGTGGGGCGGGATCATGTGGACGCGGGTCCGCGCGCGGGACAGCGGTGGCGCGTCGATGGCGATCCAGTGCGCCGGCTGGGAGAGCTACCTCGACCACCGGATCCTGTTCTCCACGTGGGAGACCGGGCCGGGCGGCGTGGATCAGCTCGACATCGCCCGCCAGCTCGTCGACATCGCCCAGGCCGAGACGGGCGGGGACATCGGGATCCGCCTCGACTGGTCCCAGACGTCCGGGGTGGTGCGTGATCGGACGTACAGCCGGTACGACCTCCCCAAAGTGCGGACGCTGCTCGACCAACTCTCGAACGTGATCGACGGGTTCGAGTGGCGAATCGGCAGCTACCGGGACGGCGACGGCAGCCGCGCCAAAGCGCTGGTGCTCGGCCACCCCAGGATCAGCGCGGGGTCGACGGACGTGGTCCTCGACTACCCGGGCGTGATCACCGACTACGCGCTGCCGGAGGACGGCACCACCGAGGCGAACAGGTGGCAGAGCCGCGGCGCGGCGACCAACCGCAACCAGGCTGAGGCGTCGACTCCGCTGATGTCGTCGCTGATGACCTATCCCGACCGGGTGGCCGACGGGTGGCCGCTGCTCGACGGCTCGTCGGACCACTCGACCGTCGAGACGCTCGACGTCCTCGACTCGCACGCCGCCGCCGACATCGCCCGGGCCCGGGAGCCGGAGGTCATCCCGGAGGTGACGATCTCGCTCGCTGCTCGGGCTCTGCCGCCGCTCGGGTCGTGGGTGCGGATCCGGATCCGGGACGTGTGGCCGGACGTGATGACCGTGCGGCACCGCGTCGTCGGTGTGTCCGTGTCGACCAGCGCGCAGGGCGCCCCCGTCACTGCGCGCCTGACCCTGGAGGCGGCCTGATGCCGGCGCTACCGCAGAACACCGAGGACAGGCTGAGGCGCATCGAGGAAGGCCTCCGCCTGCTGGCCGGCCGAGCGAACATCAGGCCGGCGTTGGACGAGATCCTGGCCGGCCGGGTCCGGATCGGCGAGGGCGGCACGCTGTGGGTGGAGGCACCCAGCGGCGAGCCCGTATTGGCCACGGGCCTGTATGCGGCCGGCAAATACGGCGTGTATGCGGGCCGATCCGACGGCAGCGGGGCGGCCCTGGTGATCGGCGGCGAGGATGCCGAGGTCCGGCAGATGATCCGCATCTTTCCCCGGCCGGCGGGTCACGAGGCGATCGTGATGGACGACGCGTTCGATGACGGGTGGCTGGGCCGGCCGTGGATCCCGTACCCGCTGCCGACGAGCGTGTTCGCGACCGACTGGCCGTCCACTACGGGCGGTTCGTGGGGGGCGGTGTCCAGGTCGTACGCGCCCCGGCAGCACTCACACATCGTCGTGTTCGGGAGTGCCTACGCCGATGCCGGTACGACCGGCCAGATGCGACTGGTCATCAACGGCAGCCAATACGGACCCACCGTGGCGGTGCCCAGCGGCGGGTTCGGGTCGCTGGATTGGCGCGGCCCGCTCGGCGCGGGCGCCTGGGGCGATCTGCTCACGATCGAGGTCCAGTGCCAGCGCACCGGCGGCGGCGGCTCGGTGTACGCCCACCTGTCCGAACTGTACGGAGTGAACTCGTGACCACAGAGCCCGAGCCGGATATCGATCCTCGGCCGGCTGTCCCGCGCGCTGTACCGACCGCGCATCCCGATCCCCGCGCCGGCTGCGGCGCGCCACTGGACACGCCCGAGGTTCCCTCGGCGTCCGATCCCCCCGACTCCGTACTGGAGGCACCCCAATGGCCTGGTATTCCGGCGCTACGAAACGCGAGCTGCAACCCGAATCCGACTCCCAGCCCGCCATCCGCCCCACTCAACTGATCTTCCACTCGATCGCCGCGCCGTGGACCAACCAAAGGATGTACGAGTACTGGCGCGACTCGACCAACCTGGACTCGCACTTCGGCTGCCAATACGACGGCGGGCTGATGCAGTTCATCGGCACCGAGACCCGCGCCGACGCCAACGCCTCGGCGAACCGGCGAGCCGACGGCACCGGAGCAGTCAGCTGCGAGAGCGCGAGCAACCTGGAGCACACCGACCCGTGGACCGACGCCCAGATCGCGAGCCTGATCCGGCTGGGCGTCTGGCTGCACGAACGGCACGGCCTGCCGCTGCGGATCTGCCGCACCTGGGACGACCCGGGCTACGGCTACCACCGGATGTTCCCCGAGTGGTCCCTGGGCGGCACCGCCTGCCCCGGCGACGCCCGCGTGAAGCAGTTCCGCGAGGTGCTGTTCCCCGGCATCGTCGCCGCGATCGAGGGCGGCGGCATCCCTACCAGTCATGAGGAGAACGACATGCCCAGTGCCATCGACCTGTGGAGCTACCGCAACGAGGCCATGTCCGACCGCGACGTCTACCAGGTCGTCATGGACACCGACGCCACCGTGCAGCAGCTCGCCGACGCGGTCGCCGCGCTCGCGGCCGAGGTCAAGCAGCTGCGCGCGGGCGGTGCGAAGTGATGTCCGACGGCGCCCGCCGGACGATCCGTTCGACGGTGCAGTGGGTGGTCAGCGCGGCTGCCGCAGCGCCGTTGATCGTCGGCGCGTCCGGCCTGCCGGAGGCAACGCCGGGCCTCGCGCTCGGCCTGGCGGTGGCCGCCGGCCTGACCCGGGTCATGGCGCTGCCGGCGGTCGATCGGCTGCTGCCGTCGTGGCTGCGGGCGGTCGACCCGCGCGCCGACATACGGCCCGCGCTCGACCGCGACGCCTGATCGGCATGCCAGCGTGATGGAGGTACGTGCATGGACGCTGCCATGGTCACGGCGATCGCCGCACTGGTGGGCGCGCCGTTGGCTGCGGCGGCGGCCATGTACGGATCGCGGCAGTCCGGGCGCGCGCAACGGGAGGGCGGAGTGATCGGCGGTTACAACAGCCTCACGGATCAGCTCCAAGAGGAGCGCGGTGATCTCCGCCAGCAGGTCCAGGATCTGCGGCGCGAGCTGGCCGCCGAGCGGTCGGCGAAGGCCGCCCTCGAGGCAGAGTGCTCGCTGTTGCGCGCGCAGCTGGCGGCGTTGGGCGGTGCACAGTGACCCGGACACAGCGCGTGCTCGCACGCCAGTGGCGGTGGTGGGCGCTCGTCGCCGTGCTGTTGACCCTGGCCGGCGCAATGCTGCTGGTGTGGATCCGGGTGTCGGCCGAGTCGGGCCGCGCGGACCGGATCGCGGCGGAGTCCGGGCGCCGGGCGGCCGCGGTCGCCGTGCTGGCGGACGACGTCCGGGCGATGCGCGCCCAGGTGCAGGCGACCGGCGGCACGCCGGTGGTGCCGGACCCGGGCGCGTCGGTGCCGGACCTGCCGGCGCGTGCGGGCGAACGCGGCCCGGCCGGTCCGCCTGGTCCTGCAGGGCCGCCCGGCCGGGACGGCGACTCGATCCCGGGGCCGGCCGGGCCGGGCGGGCAGCCGGGTGCGCCGGGTGAATCGGTTGCCGGTCCGGCCGGTCCGGCAGGTGTCGACGGCGCTGCCGGTGCTCCGGGGGTCGACGGCGCTGCAGGGCCTGCGGGTCCTGCCGGTCCGGCGGGCCCTGCAGGTGAGGCCGGTCCGGCGGGTCCTGCAGGAGCGGACGGCCGGGACGGCGCGCCCGGCCCGACATGCCCGACCGGCTACACCCTGGCGGCGCCGGCGTGGGATCCGGCGGCGCTGGTGTGCCGCCGCGACGGCGCGCCCGCACCGACCACGCCGCCGACGCTGCCGCCGAGCACCGAGCCGGCGACCCGGCGGCGATGAACGACCAACGGCCCGCCCCCCACATCGGGGGCGGGCCGGCTTCGTCGTGTCCGGCTACAGGTCCGGCGCCTGGTCGTCGGCTTCGACCAGGCGCCGGTAGGCCCTGCGTTCAGCGGCTTCGCCGTCGGCCGCTCCGGCGTGGACCGCGTCGAGCAGCGCGTCGCGCATCGCACCCACCTCGGCGGGCGACGGCTGCGCGTCGCGCCGCATGGGGGTACCTGCGGCGCGCAGTACGACCCTGATGGTCTGTGGCGTGACCCCGGCCGCGTCGGCGATGGCGATCCGGGGCACGCCGACCCGGGCGGCCTCGACCACCGCCGCCCGGGTGGCGTCGCCGAGCGGGCCCGACTGCCGGTCCGACCGCCGGACCTCGGCAGTGATGGCCGCGAGCGCGGCGGCGTGCTGGGGCGGCGGCGGTTGGGCAGCGTACGGGCGCGGACCGGCGGGCCGGGACGGCAGCCCGGTGGCTCCCTCTTGGCGGAGGACGGTCCGCGTGTACTTGGGGCTGAGGCCGGCGGCCCGGGCGATGGTCTCGATGTCGACGCCGGCGGTGTAGGCGGCCATGACCTCGGCGTGGACTGCGTATCGGGCGGCCCGGAGCCGGCGCCGGTGGGCGAGCTGTTCGGCGACGGTCGGCGTGGCGTGGCGCGGGATCGCCCGGAGCCGGTCGCGCTCGGCAGCCGCGGCGCGCAGGGGTTCCAGGGTTGGGGCATCGGACGACGCGGGTTCGGGTTTGTCGGTGCTCAC